TATGCTATATTTTAGCCACAACCATATATAAGGAGGTATAGCATATGAATGCCACTTTAGTTACGAGTCTCGATGATATATTGGAAAACATATCAACTTTTGAGTCCTATCTTTCAAAAACAACCTCTCCTGAGTATAAGGAAATACTCGGATATATAAAAAGAGGCCTTGTTTTCCTGTGCATCTATGATAAAAGTAAAAATCGCTACTCCTTTTATCCAAGCAGGCTTCTGGGCTATAAAGAAAACACTTTGGATAAACATGTGCACTATCATTTTATAGACGGACGTGAAACAAATGCGGCGATTTCAAAATGTCTAAAACAGGAATGCAAGTCTTCCACAATGTTGGAAATAAAGTATAATATGTATTGCCAGGAGCATGGTATTGAACCATATAATCGGACCCGTAAATATTGGTATATCGAGGAGCAGTTTTAAACCAACTTCTAATTCGCCAAAACTGCCTGTTAACTTATTTAAATAGCAATTTAGAAGGTTATTATAAACTGTCTGGGGGGACCGCAATACCAAATGGAGCAAATCTAACTGGCTATAAAACACCTGGTAATTACTACTGTCCTAATAATACTGTTGCGGCCAGTTTAACAGGAAGTCCCACCCAAAAGGCATTTACCCTAAAGATTGAGTTATCAACAGGAAATAGTTACCCGTGCCAAACTATACGTGATTTTACCACTGGAAAAATATACTTTCGCACATTTAATATTGACACCAATACCTGGAGTGAATGGGGTAATAGCATTCAAAACTCGGATTTAAAGGTTACTCTTAAAAATGGTGCTCGATTAGAGATGTACTCTGACGTAGACACATCATATATTGATAGCTTCTCCGGTGGTACACGTAGGCATCGGCTTGTGTGGTCTGACGGAGGGCTGACCTTATATAAATATAGTGGCAGTACAAACATAAAAATATGGAGCAGCTACTAAATGATTATTTGTTCCATGAGGGTTTCCACGTACCATTCTCACGGTAGAAAAACTGCATTGTGCCATCCGTGGTTCCAATATTGAGTGCATAGCCAAATTCTCTATTCTCTCCGGTCAGCCACTGGATTATAACATTATTACCGTCAATTCCAATTGCAAATCCAGTGACATTAACCATAACAATTGAGTTTTTCAAATTATTAAAATCACTGGTATTCGTTTTATCTGATAAATTGCTATTTATGGTACCAAGTGCCTGCTTAATATAGGCACTGGACGGTACCTTATCCGTGGCCGTACTCTCTGTCTGCACAATGGCTGTCTTAGCCAGCAGTTTGGTCATCACACGGTCCGCGATAGCATCAATCAGCGCTTGTACGGTTGAGTTACTACCGGTTGTTACTACCATCCCCTGTGTATCCTTGGCAGATACCCCTGCTGCAGAACCCGGATATCCCTGCCCATGTAACTGCCAGTAAGTGGCATTGGTCGGCACATTTCCCTTGGTGCTTTTCAAGGCTATGTAGCTACTCCCATTGTATGTAACCAGGTCAAGAACCTCATATGTTGTATTTGCATTGTAGGCCCCCTTGGGGACCACCATTACTTTTCCCAGATCTGTCAATTAAGTCACCTCACTTTTTAGATGCCCATCGGACCCCAGCGTGAATTTTAAATTTGCATCCTGATGGGCCTGTAAATGCCCGGTCCGGGCATCAATCTTTATATACGTTGTGTCAAAGCGGTTATTATCCACATAAGCCTTTACCCAATCCCTTATCGTTGCAACAATATCTGTGGATAGAGCCTTCATCGTCCATCAGCTCATTCCTATGCATTCAGGATTGCCAGTACCTCTGCCGCCGTTGCATAGTCAATAGAAAAGTTACCACCCAGGTTATCCCATGCATTGTCTGCTGTCCAGGCAACATTTGTTCCAGTTGGACCATAGCTGGATTTTGCTTCAATGCTATATACATCACCGACACTGATGTTTGTGGTTGGCAGTGCTGCCTCATTTGCCACACTGCCTTTATAGTGGTACACCCCGGCAATGTCCGCCTTCAATGCGTACTTTGAAGCTTCCTGAAAACCGTCAAGTTTCTTTTTGTCCGCAGCAATCATCAATCCATTGGCACTCTGGGTTACCGCAGAATACGTTGTATTTGGTGGTGTCTGCCATGTCCCATCACCACGCAGGTACTTTGTATTGGCTGCAGCGGGCGGGGGCGGCCAACCAACTTGCGCC